CTGCTGCATACGCTCGCAAATATCCGCATTGGTTAGCCCGGTGCTGTATATTATCTCTCTGAAATAAAGCTCTCCATGCGCTTGGCAGCATTCGATCAAAGCGGTTGGGTCGTTTGTAAATCCGAAGTCTAGGCCGTATGCGGTCCATTTTATAGCATTTTCACTTGGCCAGCTGTCTACGGTTTTGAAGTTTGGGTAGACTAGCCCCTCTAGCCTCCCAAGCTGTCCGAGGCCGTAGACTTGCCAACGGTAAAGATTGGCCGTGCCTCTTGCTATGTTTTCGGGTGTTGGCTCATAGCTAAGAATTGCGGATTTTACGCTTGGGTTGATAAAAGCGTTATCTTTGTAGGTGCTGTTGATCCACGTCACATCATCGCGCCCCTGCAAATACTTGTGCGCCCAAAACTCCGCCGACGGGTTGAAGTCCAACACCGTGAGCTCGCTCGTCCTGATGCGCAACTGTTCGAAGATGCCGTAGTCGATGCCGTTCGCCTCATTCAGGAAGCAATGCGTGCGCTTGCCTGACTTTGCGTCCTGCTCCGTGTCGTAGCTGGTGAACTCGATCACGCTGCCCGTCTTGAACTTGTACACGTGATCGCTTCGGTTGTAGCCCTCAATCATGCCCTCGAAAAACGGCGTGCTGCCTACGATGCTTGCCGCATCCCGAATGGCGCCTTTTTTTAGGTTCGGAATGTCCTGCCCCACCACCGTAATGATCTTTCCCTCTTTCGTTGCCGCAATCGTGAACAGCGCCTGAAGCACGCTGTACGTCTTGCTGGACGAACTACCTCCAGAATGCACCATGATCGGCGTACTTCCGTCCATCGTCGCCTGATATAGCCAATTCGCTTTAATCCTCATCCGATGGCTTGTTTACGATCTCAACCGTCAACTTGCTGAAGTCAATGCCGGAATGCTCTACCTCTTGACGCTCTACGTACCCGCGTCGCTTACCTTTGCACTTCATGAAAAAGATGGTGGCCGACGTGTCGCCGTCCAGAATCAACTTGTGTAACTTGCTTTCGGCGAAGTCGATAACCATATCCTCCAATGAATCAACCGCCGCTTTGTATTCCGGGTCATCTTTCATCCATTGGTAGTGTGTGCTTCGGTCAATGCCTGCACTTTTGGCCGCAACGGTAACAACGCCTAGCGACGCCTCGAGGGCTTTTAACATTGCTTTTTTTATTGTGGGATTGTGTTGGCCCATAAAATACCTCAGTCTAACCCAACAAATGCTTTTAAAGGGTAAAAAACAAGGCTATTTCGGTACCCATCTGCGTGTGTTGGCTCTATTGGTGTTACTCCGTGCATATTACGCCAAGCCGGATAGACAAGCATTGAATTATCGCGCTGGTCGAAAGTAGCTGCGTAATCTGGTACGTGAAGATTGCCGCCCCTCGAATGGCGTCTTTTCGTAATAATAACATTGGCAGCTCCCTTGATATTGCCGTTATCAACATGAAATGCCGCAGGAATATTGTAATTACTGATAGAGCTAGTAAATAAGTTGGCAAACCTCCATTTTTCCGGTACGCTTTCAAAAGCCTTAACCTGCTGCTCATATATCGTAGGCGCGATCTCTTTGATAATCTTCTCAGATTCAAGCGCTAGCATCATCATGGCCTTGATAAACTTCTGAGCGCTTGCAACGTTGTGAACGCTTGACCGGGTGGCATAAGGACGCCTCATGTGCGGCTTTGGTGGTATTGATCCAATAATAGTGCTGTATTGTAGAACTTCGTTTTCAGCGCTACCGCTTGTAAATCCGCTTGAACGCTTCATAGTGGACTTTGGTACGCGTTCGCTTCTTAATTCGTAATCTGCTAGGTCTGCTAGTTTTGACGCCTTTTCCGGGAGTTTTGTCAGGAAGAAACCAACAACGTTACCTTCAGTATCAAGAAGTATGCAATCGTCTTTAATGTTTGGCTCGATAGCTTCGCATTGTTGGCCTATTTGGTGTGAATGCTCAATTTCTTTAAGTACGATTGTTTTCATAAACAGTATATGTTATCGGCTTTTGGTGAAATATTAGATGGTAATTTATCGTCTGGCAAGTCATAGAATTGCCTTGAATAATAGACAGTTTTGTAGTTCTGTTTCACCTTATTTACCGCTTCCCGGTAAATTGTTAAACTTTGGTTTATATCCAAACTCCACTCGAATACCATCTTTTTTGGAAAAGAGGTCATTTGTTTAATTATTGGAATCTCTGCGCCTTCAATATCCATTTTAACGATCGAATCTGTTGAAAAAACAGCTTCAAAATTTACGCAATCAACCTTAAACTTTTCGTTGCCCCAGTCTTTGTAAAGTGAATTCCTCCAGACTTGCTTATCGTTGCCAACGTACATTGTCATGGTTTTTTGATCTGATGCTACAACCGCTTTTTGATGGATATTCGCGTCGAAGCCGTTAAGCCTTAGGTTGTATTCAATTTGCTTGCAATTAAACGGATCTGGCTCATATACATCAACGGTACAGCCGAGACTTATTGCCAGCAAGGTAAAAGCCCCAGCGTTACCCCCAAGATCTATCCAATGTTCACCGGGGTTGATTTTGAAGTCTTTTTTTTGGTAGCAATTTTTAACGATAACTTCGTTAAAGGTCTTTTCGTCGCTTGTGTTTTTACGCGCCGCAAATTTTATACCCTTATGCGTGAGAATCATAGTTTTTGTTTTTCAGCTTGAAGGTGGTCGATAATCATCTTTCCAACGTAAGCCCCTTGATTTCGCCAAAACTTGACTAGCTCCGCCGCTGTATTGTAGTGTTCTAAGTCGAATTCAATTTGTATTGCTTTTTTTACGCCGTCGGTCATATCGCTTAGTGTGTCGTCGATTTCATCGCCTTCGTCTAACAAGCTATAATCCGGTTCTTCTTCGGGCCTCCATACGTCAACGGCCCAATCCTCTAGCGGCAGATCATCCCACGCATTAGCTAGGCTATCCCAATCCCACTCCCCAAAAGCTACGTTGTCCTTGACGATAAACTCCCGCTTCTGCTCCTCGGTCAGCTCGCTGGCTCTGATTATCGGCACCTGCTTCAGCCCCGCCTCCTTGCACGCCTTGAGCCGCATATTGCCGCCTAGCACCATCCCCTCCGCGTCTACAACGATTGGCCGTATCTCCAGCATCTGCGGGAACTCCTTAATGGACTTGACCAGCTTGGCGTACTTGTCGTTTTTGATAATTCGCGGATTGTCCGGATTCGGCTTGATCTCGCTGATCTTTACGTGTTCGATCTTCATGGGGTTTGGCTTTGTGGCTTTTATTTCAATTTACAAAAATCCTAGCCGGTTTTGCACCACCGGCTAGGCTTTGCTGTTAGTTATGGTTGATATTTAAAATAGTGATGTTTGCGCTCTTTGCTGTACCGCTGTGGCTATATTTTTTACGGCTTGCTCGAAGTAGGATTCTTTTAGTTCAGATCCGATTCCTTTGCGTTCCATTTTTACAGCTTGATATACTTCTGAACCTATACCTAAGTAAGGCGTAAATACCGTTTCCCCTTTATTAGTCCACATCGCTATACATCTCTCAATAACGGAAAGCTGAAGCGGTGCAATGTGTTTTTCATCTTTTGGGTCAGTTGCTGCTTTGTAGTTGTTTAAAACGTCTGTGCGTTTAATGTCCATCCAAACTGGACTTGCCCATTGCTGCCATGTGTCTAGTGGAAAATTTCCTGTGTTTTTATTCGTTACTGGGGTCCACTCCTCTTCTTTGCCTTCCCATTTGCGGAATATAGTTACATATTCGGGCAACCCAACTCCCGTGTAGGTTGAGTCTTTTCGAAGTTGCTTATAAAGTAGCCGCTGCGTTTTGGTTCGCTGCATTTCTAGTACGGGGTCCGTCCAAATCGTCACTTTTGAATGATATTTAAATCCGACAGATTCAACGGCCTTATGATAGGCTCCTGTAAAGTCGTAAAGTCCCGTATAGCCTGAGCTATTTTTATAGCGAGCTAAATCTTTCGTATGAATTGCTACAAGTCGGCCAGGCTTGATAATTCGATATAGTTGTTTTAGCATGAATTGCGATTGTTTAAAAAATTCCTCATCAGAAACGCAATTGCCCATATCGTGAATATTATCCGAATAAGTAAAAAGCGTAGAAAACGGAGGGCTAAAAACGCTAAAGTCGATTGAGTCAGATTCAATTGTTTCCATGAATTTTACGCAATCTGAATTAATTACTTTATATTCGGGCGTTTCTACTATTTTACCGCTAAAGGCGTATTTTAGATTGAATTCTTTGTCATTAGCGTACTTTGTTGATTTGTCCATGAGTTGATTGAATTTATCTTCTTTTTGCCGAATTGTTTTAATTACGTTGGTCATTGTGTCGGTTGTGATTATGTGAATATTTACTTCTTTTTTTTGTCCGAAACGATATGAACGGCGTATAGATTGGTATAGGGATTCAAAGCTAAAGTCTAAAGATGCAAATATCTGATTGTTGCAATGCTGGTAATTCATACCCATACCGGCAATCTTAGACTTAGTTATAAGTACTCTAAATTTATTATTAGCAAATCCAAGTAGATTATCTTCTTTTACTTTGCTTGAATCGGAGCCTTTAACCTCAACTGCATCTGGAATTAGCTTAAGAAGCTCCTTGCCTTCTTCATTATGTTTAATCCATATAATGAATGGCTCGTCTGAATTATTAGCTATTTCAGCGGTTTTAGCTAATCGCTCTTTTTGACTACGTCTAAGCTCTGAATTGAAGTTAGTTGCATTAACTGCCATATCATTAAATAGCTTACCATTGTCAATATCTTGCGTTTTTATCTCGTGTTCGAACATATTTAGCTTTGGAAGTATGTACGCATCTCCATTGTATCCAACATCCTCAGGGCTTCGTAGTACAGATGCCCAAGATCCAATCCATCCGAAAAAATCACGATCTGCATGACCTTTTAATCGGTAGTTGTTCATACCTTCATCTCTAACAAACCACCTCATACGCATATCGTTAGCATCCATTACATCTAAAAATTGACTATGGTTGCCTATTTCGTTTAAATCGTTTGGACTAGGTGTAGCAGTACAAGCTAGTTTGTAAGGTGTATTTTGAAACGACTCGATTATCTTACCTTTAATCTTGCCTGTAAAGTTCTTTAGGATTGACGATTCATCTAATACAATCCCGTTAAACATTTCAACGGGCAGATTATCTATTTGCTCGTAATTAGATATAAATATTCCAGGCACTGATTGATCTGAGTATTTCTCAATCTCTATTCCAAACTTATTCCCCTCTTTAATTGTTTGAGCTGATACGGCTAATGGTGCTAAGATTAAGATCATTCCGCCCGTGTGAGATTGTACGGCTTGCGCCCAACTTAATTGCATTAGCGTTTTGCCAATTTGTACAATGTGCTTTTGAAAGTCAAATAGATTTGCGTTTAGCTGGTTTTGATCTATATCAAAACCACTATCTTGAGTAGCTTTTATTTTTGATTGAATAAACTGTTCGTATGTCATATCTGTGTATTTATGTGTTTAACTGTGTTATGTAATATACTAAAATTAAATAAAAATACCTTATATATAATTTTTTAAAAAAAGCCTCTTCCAACGTTTCACCGCTGGAAGGGCGGACAGTTAAATAAACTATTTTCGGTTTTTAATGTATTGAGTGATGCCATGCGTTAATGCCGTTAGGCAGATATTAGCAATAATAACGGCGCTAATGAATAATAGAAACTCTTGCATTACATCCCCTCTAGTTCGTTTGGCTCTTGAGATGCGGCTAGTTTAATTTTATTAGGGTCGTCTTTAACCCACATTTTAGTGATTGGGTTTATTTTACCGGTTCGCTTTTCAATGATAGGCAGAACATAAGCTAGCGTATCATCGTAATCTATTTTTAGCATTTTAGCCTGAATAATTAGCGTTACTTGTATGTCGCCTATTGCGTCTATGATCTCTTTGTAAGCGTTCATTTTAGCGTCTATTTGCTTTTGTGTAGGGTTTTTAACTTCGCTTAGCGCTTTATAATCGCCTAGTGCTTTTTTAAACTCGCTTACCTCTTCCATGAATTTTTGATGCTGGGCTTCTATGGTAGAGTGAGTTAGTATATTGCGCTCTTGCGCCCATTTAACTGTTCTTTGTACTTCTGATCTCATTTTTAGTCTATGTAGTTTTCAAGTTGGTATTTATTTGCGTATAAAATAGGGATGTTTAGCTTTTTAGCTTGCTGAATTTCCGCCTGCACACCTTTAGATGCTTTTATTGCAGCTTGCTTGCCAAATACCCAAAGCTCATCGCA